TCTTTTGTAGATACAGGTAGTTACATCTTTAATGCCCTAGTAAGTGGTAGTATTAAAGGTGGAATACCTTCCAACAAGATCACCGCTATTGCAGGTGAGAGTAGTACAGGTAAAACTTTCTTTACTCTTAGTATGGTAAAAAGTTTTCTTGAAAGTAATCCAGAAGCAGGGTGCATTTATTTTGAATCTGAGTCTGCATTATCTAAGGATATGATTGAGTCTAGGAATATTCCTTCTGATCGTATGGTTTTAGTTCCTGTTACTACAGTTCAAGAATTTAGAACACAATCATTAAGAATTGTTGACAAATATCTTGAACAACCAGAGGCAGAACGTCAACCATTAATGTTTGTTCTTGATTCTCTTGGTATGTTATCTACTTCAAAAGAAGTACAAGACTCTTCTGATGGTAAAGACACACGAGATATGACTCGTGCACAGGTTGTTAAAGCAATCTTCCGTGTTCTTACTTTGAAGTTGGGTAAAGCGAACATACCTATGATTGTCACAAACCATACATATGATGTAGTAGGTGCATATGTGCCTACAAAAGAAATGGGCGGTGGTTCTGGTCTTAAATATGCAGCATCGACTATCATCTATCTCGCTAAGTCTAAAGAGAAAGATGGTAAAGAAGTGATCGGAAACATCATTAGATGTGAAACAAAGAAATCTAGATTTACAAAAGAGAATGCTAAAATTACTACTCGTCTTTTCTATGACGAACGTGGACTCGACAGGTATTACGGATTACTGGAGTTGGGTGAAAAGTATGGAGTCTTCACAAAACGGGGTAATAGGATTGTTGTTGGTGAATCTTCCGTTTATCCTTCTGCTATCCTTGCCGATCCTGACAAGTACTTCACCGAAGGAATAATGCAGCAACTAGATGAAGCAGCACAAAAAGAATTTGCGTACGGTTAGTGGAACTCAGAGATTACATACAAGTTTATGACTACACATTACCTAATACTGTTTGCAAAAACGTTATTAGATTATTTGGTAGTCAGATTCACGAAGAGGTAGATCAGAAAGGTCTACCTAAGTTTCGTCAATTCAATATCACACAGGCAATAGATGACAATGAGCATAATCTCAATGTATCTCCTTGGTCTGAGTGGGGAATGATACAGAATGCTTTGATTGAATCATCACATTACTATGTCCAAAAATATATGGAGGATGTAGATTGTAGACCATATTTTCCTGTCAAATCTGCTCTTGAACAATTCAGAGTTAAGAAATATGAAAAGGGAACTGATGATCGTTTTGATAAACACGTTGATGTGGGAGACCACGCATCTGCTCGTAGGTTCTTATCAATGTTCTGGTATCTAAATGATGTTGAAGAAGGTGGCGAGACAGTTTTTGAAAACGGTCCTACAATAAAACCAAAGGAAGGCAGATTAGTTATGTTCCCTCCTCTATGGTTATACCCACACTCAGGTAAACGCACTATTTCTGACGACAAATTTATCGTAAGTTCTTACACACATTATGTCTAATCTTGAGAATTTAATTATCTCATCATTATTCTTTGAAGAAAAGTTTACTCGTAGAGTAATTCCACATCTCAAAGGAGAATATTTTGAAGATGTTAATAACAAAATACTTTTTGAAGAAACATCAAAATATTTTGTTGAGTACGATCGTCTTCCAACTAAGGAAGCATTGACTATTGAATTAGAAACCCGTAGAGATCTTACAGATGAACAATCTAAGACTATACAAAATAGTATTTCTAATTTTGAAGATACAGCACACGATATTAAATGGTTAGTAGACACTACAGAAAAGTGGTGTCGTGATCGTGCAATATACAACGCTCTATTAGAGTCAATTCAAATTGCTGACGGTGAAAAGAAAGCAAGTAGAGATGCTATTCCATCATTACTTACTGATGCACTTGCTGTTAGTTTTGATAATTCTGTTGGACACGATTACATAGATGATGCTGACGATAGATTTGATTTCTATCATAGAAAGGAAGAGAAAATTCCTTTTGATATTTCTATGCTCAATAAGATTACAAAGGGTGGTCTAGGTAAGAAGACATTGAATATCGCACTGGCAGGAACTGGTGTTGGTAAGTCATTGTTTATGTGCCACACCGCTGCTTCACATCTAATGCAAGGATATAATGTTCTTTATATTACTTGTGAAATGGCAGAGGAAAAAATTGCTGAACGTATTGATGCAAACTTATTGAATATAAACGTACAACAACTAGAAACATTGCCTAAAGTTATGTACGATAATAAGTTGACAAAGGTTGCAGATAAAACTCAAGGTCGTCTTATTGTAAAAGAATATCCAACAGCAGCAGCACACGTAGGTCATTTCAAATCTCTACTACAAGAGTTAGCAATTAAAAAGTCTTTTACTCCTGACGTAGTGTTTGTAGATTATTTAAACATCTGTGCATCTGCTAGATATAAGGGGGCAATAGTTAATTCTTATACCTATGTTAAAGCAATCGCTGAAGAACTCCGTGGTCTTGCTGCTGAGTGCAACCTTCCTATCATTAGTGCTACTCAAACTACTAGATCAGGTTACGGTAATTCAGACGTGGAACTTACCGACACTTCTGAATCTTTTGGTCTTCCTGCAACTGCTGACTTTATGTTTGCTCTTATCTCTAGTGAAGACTTGGAAGCAAACGGTCAAATAATGATCAAGCAGTTAAAAAATAGATACAATGATCCGACAATGAACAAAAGATTTGTTGTGGGTATTGACAGAGGGAAGATGAGACTGTATGATTGTGATCAGCAGGAGAATATTATAGATCCTGGTCACAATGGTGAGGACACACCTAAAATTCAACCAACATTATTTACTGATTTTAAAGTATGACTTCTACACCAGACCCAATGCCTCAAGATTTTACACAATCACAAGATTTTAAGGGGTTCGCATCACCAGAAGCGAAAAAAAGAAAGGGACAAAAAACAGCAGAGAAATTTGACATAGATCTTGATAAGTACACAGAGTTCGTTGATTTGGTAACATCTGATGCAAGTAAGAGTTATGATTCTCTAATAGAAAGGTACGAGGAACTACATAAAGAAGGGTGTAAAATAGAAAGACTCGATACCGCAGCATCAGGAATGGTTGCTGAAGCGGGAGAGTTTATGGAACTTGTCAAAAAAATCAAATTTCAAGGTAAACCTTGGAACGATGATGTTAAAGACCACCTTGTTACAGAACTCGGAGACGTAATGTGGTATTGTGCACAAGCAGCAATGGCATTGGATGAACGTCTTGCAGAGGTAATCTTCCGTAATACAGTGAAACTTGCATCTCGCTATCCAGAGGGAGAGTTCTCTATAAAACGTTCAGAGGAACGAAAGGAAGGTGACAGATAAATCACAACAGGAAAAGGAAATGACTAATTTTCCATTCTCAGATATGAAACCAAGTATAAAACTTCCAGGATTAGGAAGTTTTTATACTAAGGAAGAAGTTAAATTTTTACTTCAACAGACATTAGAACAAGCGAAGAAAATAGATGAAGAATCTATGCGTAAGCATAACAGAGATGCTACTGTTATAAGTATGATATTAGGATTTACTTGCCTAGCATTATTTTTAGATGGAACACTACGTCTACTAGGTATCATTCCACCATTTTTAGGAATAGATATTGATATTATAGATAAAATAGTAGAGAAAGTTAATGAACTAAGATGACAGTTTATGTCGGTAGTGGACAACCAGTATTTGAGTTTATACTACCAGATGAATGTATTGAAGAAGCAAACACTGTTATTGATGATTGGTTAAAGTTAGATAAACCATCACCAGAAGCATCTAATGTTGTAGCACGTCAAACTGATTGGGATATGAAAATGCCTAAGTGCGAATCATATGTCAATTTGTGCTGTAAAATGATTGCTAACCTGATATACAATGCAGGTGGCAGAGTTTATGGTGGATTGAATGATGGAACCACAGATGTAGAATATTTTGCTAAAGATATATGGGGTGCAGATTATAAACAGGGAGACTATGTGAAACCACACTGTCATTTTCCTGCTGATTTTGCTGCTGTTGGATATTTAAAAATAGATGATGGTGCATCACCTATAATATTTGATGGACGTAATCCATACTATGTGACAGCAAGACAACTATTAATATTTGATGCAAAGATGCAACACGAAGTGCCAGTTACGTCAGCAGGAAGACGTTGTTTTGCTATGAATTTATATAAAAAAGCAGGTACCTTCTAAATAGTAAAAAAGGTCGATGGCACAAGATAAAGGAACGCAGTTTGAATGGTGCGTATTACATACTGCATACAGTCGTCTTACTAATCCAGAAGTTTTGTCTAGTACACAACTATCAACTAAAGAAGATGCTCAAACAAACTGGAATAAATCAGACAGTACAGTACAAAAAGACTCTGTAAAAGTAATAGATAAACTTGCAAAGACTTTATCTACTAATGAAAGTTTAAAATTCTATGCTTCATTTCAGAAGATGGGTTCGGGAAGTAAATCTGATATAATTTTTTATAAAGGTGGTAAGTTATATCAATGCTCTATGAAATATGGAGACTCCTTTCAACTTAGTAGTTCAATGATAGAGACTAATGTAACTGCACTTACTGGAATATATAAAAAAATTGCTAGAGGTAAAGGTTCAAAAACAGATGGTAATACTTTAGCAAATATTCAAAAGGTAATTAATGATGTGGAAGCATTTTTTCCAAATAAATATATGACAAGTAATGATATTGATTCATTAGTCAAACATAATCCAAATGCAGCAGCACTAGAAGAAAGGTTGATAGAAATTATAGGAACTAAAGGTAAGGATGGTGTCGGATCAGTCTATGACGAATTTAGATGTGCTTTTGTAGAAGAATCAATCACAGGAAAGATGACATTAAAAGGAAAACCTCTCCAAATAGCGACACATATACTAACAGAAAAAGGTGTGAGACCAATTACTAAGAAATTAGTACACGAGTTTTGTGCAATAGTGAATCCAAGATTTTCTAAAAAGAAACAAGGTACATTTCCAAAGACAAGACAACTGGGAAAGGGTGTTCAAGGTCCTAAAGAGATGATTCCTGCCAGTCTACAAGGTGTCACACAATATAATCCAGTAATCAGATTAGATGTTAAACTAGGATAGTATGAAGAACACTCACCTCGAACATTTAGAAGACGATATACTCAACAGTGGGTCTAATGGTGGTAGAAATGCTATCAAGATTCTAAGAGAGTTAGGTCTTATGTTAACAGAACCACATTCCAATATACGAATCACTACCAAATGGGATGGTGCACCTGCTATTGTATGTGGACAGCATCCTACTACAGGGAAATTTTTTGTTGGAACAAAAGCAGTATTTAATAAAGGAACACCAAAAATTTGTAGAAGCAATAGTGATATAGACACATACTATGCAGGTCAACTAGCAGATAAACTTAAGGTTTGTTTAGAATATTTACCTAAGTTAGGTATCAAAGGTGTACTGCAAGGTGATTTACTTTTTTATAATGATGTGGTTACTAGAAATGTAAATGGTGAATCTTGTTATGTGTTTACACCTAATACTATTACCTATGCTGTACCTGTAAAGAGTGATATGGGTAAGAAAATTAGAACTGCAAAGATGGGTATCGTATTCCATACAAAGTATAGCGGTGGTGATGGCACAGTTAGAGATATGAAAGCATCTTTCGGTGTTAATACATCTTCTATGAAAAGTAATGACGTAGCAGTATTCTCATCTAACTTTAAAGATGCAACAGGTGCTTCTACATTTGATAGAACTACATTATCTAAGTTTATCTCAGCAACAAACCGTGCAGAGGGTTCTCTCAAACAAGCATCACAGTTCTTAGATGTTCTAGGACAGACAGGTAGTGGTAAGTTTTTACTATCAGAAGTCTTTAAATTATTCTTTAACAGTTATATTAAAAAGGGTGTGAAGTTTTCTAGTACAGCAGATGTATCTAATGCTTTTGAGAAATTTTATAAAGCAACATTGCAAAAAGAAATTGATACTAAGAAAACAGAAGCGACAAAGACTAAATATAAGCAGATACAACTAGATGGTCTAAAGTTTATTAAAACTAATGCACGACCGATATATATGACAGTAGCATCTTATATGAATTTAACTGAATGTAAGATGTATATTGTTCGTCAGTTATCAAAAGTAAATACTATTGGTACTTACATCAAAACTGACAATGGTTATCGTGTTACAGCACCAGAAGGTTTTGTAGCAATTAAATCTGGTTCTGCTATAAAGTTAGTTGACAGACTAGAGTTTAGTAAAACTAACTTTAATATAGAAAAGAACTGGGGTTGATAAATAGTATTATGAAATTCAAGCAATTCCTATCAGAAGCACGTACTGTTGCAGGAGAAGCAGCAGCGAAACGAGGTCTCCAACACGTTGGTCACGGTTACTATGCTGATCGCACAGGTAACATTGTGGCAAAATCAGAAGGTGGTGAGAGACTTGTTACAGTTTCTCGTGATGAAGCAGAACAAGCACAAGCGGGTGCTGAAGAAGGTGCTGCTGAAAATGAAGGTAATTCATCGGTAACAGATCTTGGAAACATTGCAATTACTTTTGGGAGGTTCAATCCTCCTACTGTGGGTCACGAAAAACTTTTATCCAAAGTTGCGGAGTCTTCTCAAGGAGGAGAATACAGGATTTATCCATCACGTACTGTTGATGCAAAGAAAAATCCGTTGGAACCTGCGGAGAAGATAAACTATCTTAAACAGATGTTCCCCGACCACGCAAATGCAATACAAAATGATCCTGATAAAGGAAACATTTTTAATGTATTGTCTTCTATCAATGAAGAGGGTTACAGTTCAGTAACAATGGTTGTTGGTAGTGATAGGGTAGCAGAATTTAATGACCTCCTACAAAAATATAATGGTCAAGCATACAACTTTGAAGAACTCAAGGTAGTATCTGGTGGACAAAGAGATCCTGATGCTGAAGGTGTTGAAGGTATGTCTGCATCTAAGATGCGTGCATTTGCTGCTGAAGGAAACCTAGAAGATTTTGCTAAAGGTATCCCTGGAAAAGATGAGGGAGTAGCAAAAAGACTTATGGATGCGGTACGTAAAGGTATGGGTATCCAAGAGAAAGAGGACGTAGAGATTAAAGAACTCTGGCAGATCGCTCCTAAGTTAGATCTACAAAACTTAAGAGAAGCATACGTTCAAAAAAGTATTTTTGATATTGGAACAGTAGTTGAGCACCTAGACACTGGTGTTCAAGGTAAGATTGTTCATCGTGGAACTAACTATGCAATATTTGAAGACGGTAACGGATGGAGATTCCGTTGTTGGTTAACCTCACTAAATGAGGTAAAAGAGAAACATCATTCTGCTGATGATGGGTCAGGAAACGACTGGAAAATAGGAACCGATACCTATAGACAAGCAGTACAGGCAATGACTCCTGGGCAAAGCATAAAGAAATTTAGCGACTTCCGAAAGTCTAAATAATATCATAGGATAATTAATCAAATGGACCTTAAAACAGCGACAAAACTATTGAAGTATAGTCCTTCAGACGTACAACGTGTCAGATATGTCGTAGAGTATGCTAATCATAACACCGATAACCCTAGTGAGTATATCGATGTGCATACACACAGTACTGCACAAAAAGAAATAGCACAGATTTTTGTAGAGACAGCAAACGCAGCGACACTTAATATGAAACCAAGTGATGCTTCTCCAAAGATTGATACTGTTAAGGAAAAGGAGACTACTGTAGATCCACAGTGCGAGAATCAGAAAACTATAAAAGCAAAACCATCAGAAGCATCTGCTAAGACAGAAGAGGTAGAACATATAGAGGAGAAGGCAGGTCTTTATGCTAACATCCACGCTAAGAGAGCAAGAGGTGAATCACCTGCAAAACCTGGTGACGAAGACTATCCTGCAAAAGATGCTTTCAAGAAAGCAGCAAAGACTGCTAAAGAAGAGGTTGAGCATCTTGATGAGTTGAGTAACAAAACTCTAGGTGGTTATGTTGCTAAAGCATCAAAAGAAGTTGAAGGACATATGAAATACAAAGGCGATAACCCTGATGTTAAAAAAATAAAAGATAAACAAATTAAAAAAAGAGTAGGTGGTATGGCAAAAGCAGGTGCTAAGATGGCAGAAGCATACGCTGCTGTATATGAAGAAAAGAAACCCCTTCCTACAACAAAGATGTATCGTAAAGCAGGTAATCTAAGTCGTGAAGCACTCAGCAAAGGACTTGATAGTAAAGAGGGTTCTAAGGCACAAGATAGGTCTTCAAAGATTGTTAGCACCATA